CGTGGGCTCGGAGATGTGTATAAGAGACAGAAACATGGAGGTGTTATTTAGATGATTAGTAAAGTAATTGATGTTTCCTATTATCAGAAAGATATTGATTATGACGCAGTGGAAGCCGCTGGAGTGCAAGGTGTCATTGTTAAAATCTCGGAAGGTTGTACAGAAGAAGACACATGGGTTAGACACGTAAATGAATGTGATGCACGGGGTATCCCTTGGGGTGTCTACTGCTTCTCCCATGCTCAGACACCTGAAAGAGCAAAGGAAGAAGCACAGACAGTCTTAGACCTGCTCGGTGCTGATGTACCGCCTATGGGCATTTGGTTTGATTGTGAAGCTGATGAATGTTTTGAAGATGGTGTAGATACAACGGCTGTCTGTTCTGCTTTTATTGTCACTTGCAATGAAGCAGGATACAGTGCAGGTATTTACACTTCCGCGCTGAAATGTACAGATTATATGACAAACTCTATTCGGCCTCACTTGCTGGCCGACTATGTTCCTTATTGGATTGCGGATTACCGTGGGTACAATGGCTTTGCTCAGACTTACCCTGATAAACATGTAGCAGGCTGGCAGTGGAGTGATAGTAAGTATATCGGTGACACAAATGTGGATATGAATGAATGGTATGAGGAGCTGTAATGAATGAAGACAAAAAATATCCTGCAAAAGTGGTGCTTGTGTCTTTCGCTCTTGGCGTGCTTTTGTGTCTTTCCCTGTGTGTCTACTTCTACAGTTCACGCACAGAAAGTGGAAATGTCAATCGAACAATTCAACAACTTACGGCAGATGGTGACAGAGCTACAGAAGCAGTCAACAGCGCAGAAACAGGACTCTCAGAAGCTCAAGACACAGCTAACAGAATCTCAGAAAGAGTTGACGAAAGCACAAGTATACTTGACCGATTACAAGCAGAACTTGACAGAATTGCAGAAGCAAACGGACTCACTGAATAAGACGACAAAGCGGATGGAAAGACAACGTGATTTAGCTTGGATTGTTGCAGGTGGCTTGCTGGTTTTGGGGTGTACACGCTGATGAAGGTACGTATTAAGAATCCTGATAAGCCTTCGATGGCAAAAGCAATTCGTGCGAAGTGTATGAATTGTACAGGAGAACAGGAAGCAGAAGTGCGCAAATGTGCTATTGTTGATTGCCCTTTGTTTCCTTATCGCTTTGGGTGCAATCCTAAGTCATACATTAGTAGGAATGAGGATAACGTTAAAATTATCTCCTAGACCGATTGGGATACGTTTTACGGTTTTTGTAACTCCCTGTAGGTGTATTTACCTATGGGGAGCTTTTATTTTTCGTAAGGAGGCTTATAGTGGCTATTAATAATGTTTTATATAGTAGTGAAAGTGAAGTGTGGGAGACACCGAAAGACCTGTTTGATAAGCTGGATGCTGAGTTCCATTTTGACACAGATGTGTGTGCCTTACCTTCCAATGCTAAATGTACTACTTTCTTTACTCCAGCTCAGGATGGTTTGAATCAGAAGTGGGATGGTGTCTGCTGGATGAATCCCCCTTATGGAAGGAAGATTGGAGAATGGATGCGTAAAGCCTTGGAGTCAAAGACAACAGTAGTGTGTCTCGTACCAGCTCGAACAGACACAAAGTGGTGGCATGAGTACGCTATGAAAGCCTCTGAGATTCGCTTTGTGAAGGGCAGATTAAAGTTTGGAGATAGTAAGAACAGCGCTCCGTTTCCCAGTGCTATAATCGTGTTCAGAGAGAAAAATAATGAAAATATAAAGGTAACTAGCTTCGAGAAAGGATGATAGTAGTATGAGTAAAATCAATCCGAAACTGCTAGATATTCTGGCAGAAGAAGAGGTAAACGCCTTGATTGAGGGTATTCAGGACGAAGACTTGAGACACAGCCCTCAGTTTTTGGCAAAAGTCAGACAGTTCTTGAAAGACAATGAGTTAAAGACAACACCTGAAACAACAACTCCTTTAGTGTCTATGATTACGAAAGAACTTCCTGACTTCTTGGATGAAGAAGATGAAGGAGGTGATGTGAAGGGTGCAAGTTCAATGGACACCAGAGCAAATTGAAGCGGCTAAGAAAGACTTCAGGAAGTTCTTGTTTATTCTCTGGTATGAAATCGCTCTTCCTGAACCAACAGACATACAGTATGCAATCGCAACTCTCCTTATGAAGTGCCCTGAGAAGAGATACATTATTGAAGGGTTCCGTGGTGTTGCAAAGTCCTTCATCACTTGTGCTTATGTTGTGTGGTCACTTTGGAATGACCCTCAACTGAAATGTCTAATCATATCTGCAAGTAAAGATAGAGCGGATGCAAACGCTGTGTTCATCAGGAAGATAATCTACTTACTGGACTTTTTGTCTCATCTAAAACCAAGGGACGGTCAGCGTAATACCCAAAACCTTTTTGATGTTGGGGAGGCTGTAGCGGATATTTCCCCGTCCGTAAAGTCTGTAGGTATCACTGGTCAGATAACAGGGAGTCGTGCAGACATATTGATTGCTGATGACGTTGAAATTCCAAACAATTCTAGTACACAGACGCGAAGAGACAAGCTGTTTGAGGATGTAAAGGAATTTGACGCCATTATCAAGCCAGGGGACAGAAGCAAGGTCATATACCTAGGTACTCCACAGAACGAAATGTCCCTGTATAATGAGCTTCAGAATCGTGGGTATTCCTGCTATATTTTCCCATTAGTATACCCTGAGACACCAGAAGAACGTGAATACTATGGGGACAAATTAGCTCCCTTTATTGCTAACCCATACGACAAAAACCCCGCTCTGTACGCAGGTAAACCTACAGATCCTCGCAGATTCCCTGAAGAAGAAATCGAGGAACGTAGGCTGTCCTACGGTAAGGCGGGGTTTTCTTTGCAATTCAAACTGAATACGAACTTGTCTGACTACGAAAAATATCCTCTGAAGACACAGGACTTGATAGTGTCTAATGTAGACATGGATGAAACTTCTTTGAAGTGGTCTTGGTCAAGTGGTTATGAGTATCGCCTGAACGACCTTCCCTGTGTCGCCATTAAGGGTGACTTTTTCTATCGTGAGCATAGCAGAAGCCAAGAGACAGCTAAGTATACAGGCTGTGTTATGGCTGTTGACCCTTCTGGTAGGGGGACTGACGAAACTGCCTACGCTATAGTGAAGTACCTGAATGGGTATCTTTTTGTAGTAGAAGTGGGTGGTTTTCAGGACGGTTACTCAGATGCCGTGTTGACACAGCTGGCTAACAAGGCTAAAATCCATGGAGTTAATGAGATTATCGTAGAAGCAAACTTTGGGGACGGTATGTTCACCCAGCTGTTCAAGCCTATCCTAACGAGTATTTATCCCTGTGCTATTCAGGAAGTGAAGAACACAGTACAGAAGGAAGCCCGTATTATAGACACCTTAGAGCCTGTTATGATGAGACACAAGATTATCATGGCTGAAACAGTTATACGTGATGATTACAGCGTGTATGAGGAAAAGGGACAGAAATATTCGCTGATTTATCAGATGACCCGTCTTAGTAGAGATAGGGGTTCATTGGCACACGATGACCGTTTAGATGCCATGACTATGGCTGTGTCTTACTGGTTAGATGTCATGGATAGAGATTACCAGACTGGACTGGATGAGCAGTTAGAAGAATTTCTGGAGACAGCTCTGGATGATGATCGGGGGCTGTTCTCTATGATGTACGGAGTAGAAGAAGATGTAGGTAGTAATAGGAACATTATGAAGAAGAAATGGTAATTGTCCCACATATATACAAAGTAGTTAATTGTCCCACATACAGAGGAAGGGGGAGGAAAACTAAAGTATATCTAAGTATTTCCTCTGTTCCTCTAGTATACCTAAGTATTCCTTAGTATTACAGTTAGGAGTCCTTTAGTAACCTAAAGGACTCCGAACCTTAGGAACTCAAAGAGGACACAACTGGAACTCTAAGGGAACTCACTAAGGAAAAACACCAACAACTACACCTAACTGCCTCCCATAAAGCATTACTAAGAGGGACACAGAGTCACTATGGGGATTACCGTCGTTTTCGGTACGTCCATCGCCACCATCTTCGGTGTCTTCCTCATCCCCATGATGTTCATCATCGTAGAAACATTCGGACACCGTAAGAAATCCTTTAGTGTGATGAAGAAAACTGTGGATGATAAGCGCCTACATTAGCACCTTTTGTCTACACGGGTAACGTCATGTGACACGTGGGTAACGAGTGTGTATAATACTTTAGGGTAGTCTCAATATTCGAGTGTCCCATAAGCACACTCACGGTCTTTACGTCCACATGGAATACCGTGATGAGTAAGGTAGCATAGGTGTGTCTTGTGTCGTACAGATGGTGTCCCTTGGAACTTCCCAGTACAGCTTCTACATACTTCTTAAAACGAACATTTACATTATCATGACTCAGATAACCGTAGGTACTCTTCTCAGACCTGAAGATACCTGCGGTTTTTTCTTTGGTTTTGTCTAGTAACCACAGACCCCACTTTGTCTCTATGGGAACCTCCCGTATACTTGTGGAAGTCTTCATGGTTTCCTGTAGCTTGCCTTGGAATCCCAGTGATTTGTTGAAAGACACTTTGTCTTCCTTAATGTCTTCTCTGGTCAGGGCAAGTATTTCCTGTGGTCTTGCTCCTGTAATAAAGGAAAGCACAATGTACACTTGGTATACCACAGGTAGGGTAGACAAATTCTCAATGGATAACAACTTTTGAACTTCCTCTAGGGAGAACACTTTCTTTTGTCTCTCTTGTCTTCCTTTTAACCTCCTTATGGCTTGGTGGGATTCCATAGGGTTGTTCTCAAGATACCCTTCTAATACCGCTGTTTCTAGGATAGCTTTAAAGTTTTTCCTCCAGCGATCTAATGTAGAAGAAGCGTACCCCTTTGAGGACAGCCCTAGGAAAAACCGATTTATGTCTTGAGGTGTTAAGTCAGAGAACTTTACATGTGCTACTTTACTGTTTTCTACATGTTTCCTATAGAAGTTCTTCAGACCGTTTAAGGTAGACGCTCGGTATACTCCCGATTTGAGTTCCATGAAGTGTTCAAAGTATTCAGCTACGGTAACAGGGGAGAAGTACTTGATGTCTTTCCCTTTGATGTCCATAAAGAACTTCTGGCACTCTTCGCGTGTATCAAAGGTTTTGCTAACTCTCTTACCTCCTGATACAGTAATAGTAGCCTTGAATCTTCCATTGGACCTTCTCACGATTGACCCTGTACCTTTGGCTCTTCTCATGTAACCTCCTTTCCTTTTCCTCATGTACCTTATGTATATCATAGATTTTAAAAAATTACAAAAAATTTCTGAGGACATACATGAATGAACAGCACACAGCAGTTCCCCCGTATACCCCTCAGTCATACCACAGTTACAATAATTGAACACATGAGTATATTTTCATATATCATTGAGTTTTACCTAACATCTCGTAGTCCCTTATGTAACACGAGAGACCGCATAACAAAGCCATTTATAATAACCCTGTTGCCTTAACGGTAGCGGGGTATTTTTTAGTTATTTCGTAATACGAACTATTTGTATTCCTAAAGTATAATATTTGTACCCTTATTTTTATTTCGTATTACGAACTATTTGTACTATGCAATATTCCTAAGGTGTAATGTTTGGTGTACTAAAGGTTCTTATTGATAACTATTTGTTATGTGAAGTGTTCCTAAAGTGAATAACATATCTGTATGATACACTCTGGGAATACCACATGTAACTATAACGCATAAGTAATACTATAAATTACTTCCTGTTATACACAACTATTCCAATACAAACAATGAGGAATACCAATATTAAACCAACGACACTATAGTTTAAAACAGTTTGTTGTTGTGGGTGTTCTGCCATGTGGTATGTAGAATACTTTGTATTACCAACAGTTACAGAATGACTATTGTCGACTGCTTTGTCTATCCCTTTAAATTCCATGGTACACCTCCTATATATACTATTATAGCAAAAATTAAAAGGACTACCAACAGTAGGCAGTCCCTTTGTGTCTCCTCTACTCTTTGTACGTGTACTTTTCTATCCACTTGCGAATCAAATCAGATGGATTGATAGAGAACTGACTACACTTTGTCTGAAAATCGTCTTTTAATTGCTTTGTTAGTCGTAAGCGTATAACGGCGTCTTTATGCGGTTTTACGTCCATATTGTCACCTCCTCTTTGTGTCTACATTATACCACACTTAAAAATTTTTGAAAATATCCTTGACAGAATGTAGCTACATGTAGTATCATACAATCAACGCAAGGGACTACAGCGAAAACAAGCACCGAAAAGAAATTCAAAAAAGTGCTTGACAAAATGTAGCCACACATGGTAACATGTAGTCAACAAAAAGAAGTAGCTACAGAGAACCACAAAATAAAATGTAGCTACATATGGTAACAGAAAGAGAGGAGACAACATGAAAAGAACAGAAATGTATAAAGCTTTAGAAGGTAAAAAAGTTGTATGTAGGCGTGATTGTCACACTGCTGACGTGGGCATTTTTCACAAGGGAAGAATGGCGTTTTCAATCACCCATTTTAAACCCCTCAAACACACAGAACCCTCTTGTACTACCTATTTTTTACAAAAAGGGGACTATATAGAGGACGCAGGCAAGTACATATGTATTAGCAGAGATAATAAGTTCTATATGTTTATCTTTCGTGCATAGCGTCGAAACGAGGGACTAAGTTCCCTTGTCTAGGAACGGCCGGCTACCGTCCTACCGATGAGACAAGCCACTTAGCTAAAAGAAGGGAGATTTTACTATGACAAGAGAAGAAGCTATTCGCAATTACGTTGAACACTTAATCGGGGACGACCTTGCTAACTTGCTTCAGCACATGAACTCGTATGACGGGTGCTTTGAAGAATCCACCTATTATGACATGGACGAATTTGATGAATTTCTGTCGAACCACACCCCCATGGAAATTGCTCAAATGATTTTCTATGGCGGCGAATTTAACCCTAATGATGAATATTTTCACTTCAATGCCTATGGCAACCTAGAGTCTGCTAATTGGGGTGATGTAGTAGCAGAGGCAGAAGACTTAGAAGAAGACATTATTAATCATCTCACTCACTACTATAGTGGTGACACTCCGTGGGCAGAATTAGACTACCTTGTCGACGCGGACGACGACGCCTTATTCAACGAAGACTACGAAGAAGTCGACGAAGAAGAAGACCAGTAGCGGGTTTAACAGAGTACCCTAGTTTTCTCTCTAGGGTATTCGATTAAGTCCACTAGTGACTTTACTACACATAAGGGAGGAATTAGTATGAAATTTTATGAATTATCGCAGGAAGTACAGGACATGTTAGTAGAACGTCAGCGAGGCTATGTCACTTCGTGCATGGACTGGCTAGAAGATTTGTTTCCTTTGATTAATGACAGGGTAAATGAAGAATACGGACGCATCTTTACCGAACCATTCGACGCCCTCATGAACATTCAAGAATTTGAATGGCCGAACAATCTCGTATGGTCTCCTACTTACACTGAATTAGACCTAGCAGTTTTTTCAGAAGCATTGGGGGTTTTTGTCCCTAGCTATAACGCAAGGCTAGAAGTGTCTCCCAATGGCCGTGTATGGCTGTTTTTCGGGGAATATCAAGCGGGCTCAAGTTGGAGAGAGTTCGAGGACGCTTGCACAAAAATTCTGGTAGAAGTCAAGGACGTTATTCTTGACATTGTGTCTGAATACTACGAGGAAGTCACAAGCACGGCCTATATAGAATCTCAGTTATGGGATGAAGATTTTAAATCTAATGGGGATTTTGCGTGGGAACCAACTGTACTCACAGACAAAGAACTAGCAGACCGCCTGTTTAAGACAGGTACGACGGAAACCACCACGGGTAATTGGATTTTTGACCTAACAGACCTAGACGGGCGTACACCCGAACAGGCCTTAGATATCCTGTATGCTCAAGGCTATCAAGAATACATCTTAGACGCTGAATGTACAGACGATACCCTAGACATCATCTTTGCGCTCGACGTATGCCCCAATGCTGAACAGGAGGAAGAAGAAGACTAGAGATTTAACAGAGGGTACTAATTACCCTTAGTATCCTCGATTAAGTCCCTAGGAGGACTAGTAGAAAAGGGAGGAATTACCATGAGAAAAACCATGACGGAAAAGCAAGTAGATTTTTGTCTCAATGTCTATTCACAAGTACAGGAAGTGTTGTTCTTGCGTACTCAGTTCGCTGAAGACAGAGAAGTTATCTTTCAGCTTAATCAGCGAACGCGTAGCCTCGGTCGGTGTTACGTGTATGATTCTGATCTAGCGCGCATTGAAATTAGTGAATACGCCTTAGATGACACAGGTATGCCTTTTATGGAAACCCTAGTACACGAATGTATTCACGCCTGCCTGCCTATGTATGAACACCATGGGAGGAAATTCCAACAGGCTTGCGTAGTGTGTGGGGAACACTTTGGACTTACTTTGTCTCGCTTAGCTTCCCCTAGTGTGACTAAGGCGTTTGTCTCTAATCAGCCTAGTGGCAAGTATAAAGTCGTGTGGGAAGATGGCACTTCTACTTGCTACAAGACAAAGAGGGCATGGGTTGTCAAGGACTTGATAGCGCATGGCGGTTCTCGTGTCTACAAGCTCACGACAGGGGAAACCATGAGGGCCAACTTGATTGTAAGGGAAGACTAGCATACCGAACAAGTGTTTGATATACTAGAGAAATAGAACAAGCGTTCGGAGGTGACACACAATGAGTTACTACGCATATGTGGGAAGACCTTGCCAATTAGAGCAGGAAATAGAAAACCTACAGAATCAAGGCTATTGTCTGTTCAGCCGCTTCACAGGCTCAGAAGGGGGACGCAAGGTGAAGCAGGAACTAGCTAGGGTACAGCAAGCCTTCCCTGACAGGCAGTATGTCGTACTCAAGGGAGGCAAGACCCATAAGGATACATATAAGCAAGCCATATTGTTCAAGTAATAGTAGTAGCAGGTAACTGAATATGAAAAAAGTGTCGTTCAGTTACCTGCTATTTTTATACCTAGTGAACCAAACAAACGTTCTATTAATTGTCCCACATGCTAGAGGAGGTAATTAAAAATGATGACATTAGAACAACAGTTAGAACTTGAAAAGATGTACAAAGGGTTAGCAGAAAACCGTGCCTTGCAAGTATTGAATAAGGCAAAAGCAGACGGAGCCTATGAACGGACTCGTGTAGGTCAAGGTATTATGAACCACCTAGCAGAAACGTATGCTACAAATGTACAAGCTTTCGTAGAAGATTGCATGAAGCCTAAACGGGGTGTACAGCCTGCCTATGCTAAAATCGTCAAAGACTATGCACTAGCATTACAAGGCGACACGAAAAAATTGGCTAGGCTTTGCGCTACGTTGTCTTTGAAAATTACTCTTAGTGCTATGATGAGGCGTTCCCTCACTGCCAATAATATTGGTGGTGCAATCGGACTTGAATTAGAGCCAGAAGTAGAAGCAATGTCATTTTTCGAAGACAAAGAAAACAAGCGCTTTGACAAGAGCCTTAAAGAGCGTGTCAATTTCTCATACCGCCGTAATTTCATGGAGCATGTGTATAAGGGTGTAGGCTTTACGTTCGCCAAGCACACCCCAAAAGAAAGAACCACACTAGGTATGCAGTTACTTGCTGTACTCGTGGAAACAACAGACTTCTTTGTTTTTCAAGAAGTATCGGAGGAAGGCAAGACACAGCCCTTACAAGTTCTCCCTACGGATATCTTTTTACAGGCTATAGCTAATGCAGAGGACAAGAGCGTGGGGCAAGCCATTACGTATGTTCCAACTATTATCCCTCCGAAACCATGGACTAATTTTTGGGACGGGGGATACTACGGAGCTTTGTCTCAAAATAAAACCTTAATGCGGTACATTCCTTATGCAAGGTCTTCACAGACACGCAAGCTCTACACAGCCAGACTAAACGAACTTGATCTGTCTAGCCTTTACTCAGCGGTCAACGCTATTCAAGCGACAGCCTATAGAATTAACAAGTCTGTCTTAGAAGTCATCAAGCACTACTTAAATGTGGGCGGTGGAGTAGCAGGATTAGCAGAGACAAAACCTCTCGAACAGCTCCCACGCTTCCCTCATGCCTATGAGGACATTAAGGAAAACGAAGAGCTACTCAAGCAGTTCAAAGCACACAAAAAGAAGATGGTGGAAGTCATTCACAAGGAAAACCAGCGCAAAGGAAAGGCCCTGAGAGCTGTAATGATTATCAAAGTAGCTGAGGACTTTGCAAAGTATGACAAAATCTGGTTCCCGATGAACATAGATTTTCGGGGCCGTGTCTATCCAATTCCTACAGGCCTAAATCCACAGGGGGATGACATGACAAAGGCCCTCTTGCAATACGCAGAGCCTACCCCCGTATCTGCTGAAGACGCTCCCGACGCCCTCAAGTGGCTGTCAATTCATGGTGCAGGACTAGCAGGTCATGACAAAATTCCTCTGGAAGACCGTGTAGCATGGGTAGAGGAAAATAAGCAGAATATTTTGTCTAGTGCTGAAAACCCATTGGACTTTCCTTGGTGGCAAGAACAAGACAAGCCGTGGCAGTTTTTGGCGTGGGCGATGGAATATAAAAGGGCTTTAGAATACTTAGATGTACACAAGAGCCTAGTGAATTTTGACTGCCGTTGTACAATCGCATACGACGGTACATGCTCAGGGCTTCAGCACTACAGTTGTCTTCTCCGTGACCCCGTTGGCGGCTCTTCTGTCAACTTGATTGACCACGACAAACCAGCGGATATTTACAGAGAAGTTTCCGATAAGGTCTTGACAATGGTTAAGAAAGATGCTATAGAAGGAACCTTAAAAGGCAAGGAGCGGAAAGATGGTACATTTGGGCCAGGAACGAAGCAGCTGGCAGAAGCGTGGCTCGCTCATGGGATTAATCGCAAAGTATGCAAGCGTCCTGTCATGACTCTAGCTTACGGAAGTGGGCAGTATGGTTTTGCTGACCAAGTTTATGAAGACACTGTAGCGGATAGCCCTTGCTTTGCTGGTGTCGGTGAAAGACAAGCGGCTCAGTATCTAGCAAAGCTCATTTGGAAGTCAGTACAGACGACAGTCGTTGCCGCCATTGAAGGTATGGAGTGCTTAAAGAAGATTGCCACAGCCCTTGCAAAAGCGGATATGCCTGTCGAGTGGGTGACACCAATGGGCCTGCCAATTCAGCAGATGTACCTAGCACGGAAAACGGAGGCGTTCAGATTGCGCCTTGGTAACTCCTCTACACGCTATCGTATCTATGTAACAACCGTAAGTGAGAACGAAGACGTAGACAGACATAAGCAAGCTACAGGGGTAGCTCCGAACTTCATCCACTCCCTCGACGCTACACATCTCATGATGAGTATTAATGAAGCAAGTAGACAAGGGTGTGTGAACTTCAGCACTGTTCATGATTCGTTCGGGACTTCCCTCGGTGAAGCGGCTCGATTGCGTCGTATCATTAGACAAGAGTTAGTAAAGCTGTACACCGAGCATGATCCCTTAGCTGAGTTCTTGAGACATGCTGAAGAGCTGTTAGGGGAACCCTTAGACATTGAACTGCCCGAAAAAGGTTCATTAGACATCAACTGTATCTTAGATAGCAAGTTCGTTTTCCACTAGTGCGACTAGAGAAGGAAGTAAGTAGAGACAAAGGTCTTTCCTACTTCCTTCTTCTTTTGTCTACTATAAAGAACACTTGTTTGGTTAATTGTCCCACATACAGAGGAACCCTAAGTATCCCTAAGTATTCCTAAGTAACTAAAGGAAGATTATTTAGGAGTAAGTAAGAGGAAGTATTCCTAAGTATTCCTAGGGCAAAATTAATTGTCCCACATACAAGGGAAGAAAACACACTATTCCTACCTCTGTGTCTACCACAAACTACTGTTTGGTTAATTGTCCCACATACAGAGGAAAGAACACAAAATTTCAAGGAGGTAAAGAGATGAGCAATTCAAAGAAAGTCCTGCGTGATTATGAAACAGTCCGTGTGGATGTGCGTAATTTTAACGCTATTGATGGTGACTATGTGTACGGAGAAATCCAGAGCAATATAGAGCTGGCAGGTGTCTTGTGCTATGAAGTCCGCTTGCGTGGTACTGACACGTATATTGTTGTCAATGCAGACAGAGTGCAGGAAGTCGGTAAGCACGACAAGCACTACTTAGAATCCGTTGTCGAACCCATTAAGGTGATGGAAAAGCTGTTCACGAAAGAAGAACTCAAAGGATTCATCAAAGGCAACATTTTGAAGTACCGTTTACGCATGGGACATAAGGACGACATTCAGAAAGAAATGGACAAGATTCGTATCTATGAGCAGTGGTTAGCAAAACTTGAAAGAGGTGAAGCACTGGCAGATGCGGACTAGAAAACCTTTGTCTATCGTATTCAATCCCTTACGGGATGACATTGACGTACCTCAAATCAAGACACAGGGTTCAGCAGGAGCAGACATTGTTGTCCCTGATGATGTCGTTATCGAGCCATTCAGTATCCGTGGCAAAGGTACATTAGTTCCCTTGGGGTTTTCTTTAGATATTCCCGAAGGGGTGCAAGTACATATCATGTTGCGGTCAAGTGTCGGCTTGAAGACTCCTATCCGTTTGTCTAATGGCGTCGGTCTGATTGATTCAGATTACAAGGGAGAACTCTGCTTACTACTTGACAATTTATCTAAAAATTCAATTCATATCAAAAGTGGTACTCGGATAGCACAGTTAGTGCCTTTTTCTACCCTAAAGTGGGGTTTTGAATTAATTGTCCCACATACAGAGGAAAGAAAACACATTAACCCTATCCAAAATAAAAAGCGCAGTGGTGGGTTTGGGTCTACCACAGAAAACGAAGGAGACAAAAGCAAATGAAAATTAAAGGCAAAGCATATTGGGCAAAAATTAGAACACCTGAAACATACAACGGCCAGCCTGTAGGCTTCTCGATGCAGGTTTTGATGCCTGACGAAAATTTAGCAAAAATGAAAGCATACTTTGAAGCTAAATGTAAAGAAGAATTTGCTGGCAAGAAGATGTTAGGTGACATCACGATGCCGATTAAAACTACAGACGATGGTCTGGAAATGGTCAAGGTTAAAACTAAGCATGTGTATAAAGACAAGGCAACAGGGGTAGAAAAACCGAAGGTTATCCCTGTATACAACGAATACGGCGAGCTGATTCCTGAAGATGTTCTTATTGGTAACGGTTCGGACGTAGAAGTTGTCGTCAATCCCAAACTGTACTATGAAAGCACAAAGAAGTGGGGCGTCCGCCTGTACCTTCAGTGCTTGATGGTAACGAATCTCGTTAAGTATTCTAAAGACGGTTCCGACGAACTGACATTTAAGAAACGAGATGCGAGTGATGAGACAGAAACCACGCTGGACGACGAGGTAGACTTCTAAGTTGTTTACAGGCGGTTTTCACACACCTGCTAAGACAAAACGAAGTAAGTATGAAGACACACTTACTGCTAACCTTGACAAGAAGAATAAAGAATATCATTACGAAGAGTTCTCTCTAGAGTACACAGTAAAGCACAAGTACACTCCTGATTTTGTCTTGCCAAACGGCATTATTGTTGAGGCGAAGAATGGGGAAGGCGGCTTTGTCCGTGTGGGTAAAAAGGGAGGATTCTACAAAGGCTCATTGGATAGTGAAGCACGGGGGAAGATGCTGAAGGTAAAACGACAGTATCCAGAACTCGACATACGCTTTGTCTTCCCGAAAGACTTTAAATTTCAAAGTTTGAAGACAACTGCGAGTAAGTGGTGTGAGAAGAATGGCTTCAAGTACCACATTGGAAACACAATCCCTGAGTCTTGGTTTAAAGAAGAGGGACAAATTAGTCCCAAACTAAAAAAGAAAGGAAAGTGACATGTTTAAATTCAGAGACAGAGAAGAAACTCTCTTCTACTCCTTTGTCTATAAAGACCTAGAAGGAAAAACTGTCTCCGAACTGTTGAAGGAAGCACGAAGAAAAGGAGCGTTTTCGCTACCGTTTCACGCTGTAGTTCTCAAAAATGGCGAACTCGACCTCATGCGACCCTTTGAAGCAGTCGGGGGTAGCGAACTTCCTTATAGTGCTTGTGGCGTTTATATCCTTGTGGACGCTGGATCTAAAGACACACTGTCGCACTTACAGAAAAAGCGGCTGGATGATTTAGTGAATATGCTTCATGAGGACTATGCAAACATAGTAGAGGAAGAGTTCAAAGATGAATTACAGCGAACCGATTAAAACACACCTCCCTTGCCCTGACTGCGGTTCTTCGGATGCTTTGACAGAGTATAGCGATGGTCATACCTATTGTTTTTCTTGTCAAACCGTTCGAGGAGCTGTGGCACAGGGTTCACATACAACAAACTTGATTCCTCTTACCTCTTTGTCTATCACCCCCTTAAAGCGTCGTGGAATCATGTCGACTACGTGTGAAAAATACCACTATTATACAGGGTATCACAATGGAAAGCCCGTACAGGTCGCATGTTACTTTGACGATGCCGGGGAGCTGATAGGCCAGAAAGTTAGGTATCAAGACAAAACCTTTGAAACGCTAGGTAAAATATCTAAGCGTTTCTTTGGTCAAGAGCTTTTTGAGAGCAGAGGCAAGCTAGTTATTACAGAGGGTGAGATTGATTGTCTCACAGTATCACAATTACAGAATAATAAATATCCCGTTGTGTCTATCCCATGTGGGGTGGCTTCAGCAAAGAAAGTCCTGACACACAATATGGAATGGCTCTCACAGTTTGATGAGGTCATCTTGATGTTTGACATGGACGAAGCTGGGAGAAAAGCTGTTAAAGATTGCGCTGGACTTCTGAAGGGTCTGAAGGTGGCTAATTTACCCCTGAAAGACCCTAACGAGTGTCTACTGGCTAGTAAGGGGCAGTCCGTTATCAATGCTATTTGGAACGCTAAGGCATACAAGCCAGACGGCATTGTCAATGGTGCTGACTTATGGGAGATGGTAGACAGCGAAGAAGATGAAATGTGCTATACATACCCTTGGGATATTCCGCTAAACGACATGACAAAGGGACTCCGTAAGGGGGAGCTTGTTGTTGTCACAGCAGGTACAGGGGTAGGCAAGACAACGTTTGTAAGACAAATCATGTATGACTTGGGAGTTAAGAAAAACCTCAAAGTAGGATGCATGATGCTTGAAGAAAATGTAAAGCGTACTTCTGTAGGGCTTATGTCTATACACACAGGAGTTCGATTGCACTTATCAAGACACGCCATAAGTGAAGAAGAGTATCGGAAGGCATTTGATGAGACACTGGGGACAGGAAACTACGTACTCTACAATCACTTTGGTAGTCTTGAAGGTGACAACTTATTAAACAAGATTAGATATTTAGCTATTTCTGAGGAGTGTGACTTCATCGTACTTGACCATGTGTCTATTGCTATCTCTGGACTTGAAGGAGACAATGAGCGGAAGCTTATTGACTACCTAATGACACAGATGCGAAGCATTGTAGAGGAGACAGGGGTAGGCATGATTGTCATATCGCACTTGCGAAGACCTGACAATTCTCAGAAGTCACATGAAGAAGGTGGTATCACCTCACTGGCCCAACTTAGAGGTTCACACGCAATTTCACAGTTATCCGATATTGTCCTTGGCTTAGAGAGGAATCAACAGGAATCTAATGAAGAGCTGAGAAACACAACTCGTGTGCGTGTCTTAAAGAATCGCTTTACGGGTGAAACTGGTATAGGTGGCTACCTGACATACAACAGAAAAACAGATCGCTTGGAAGTAGCAGAGAAGGAAGATGATGATGAAGCAGAATTTTAAGATTCCTGTGTACGCTCATGGGGTCACGATGAATGAAATCCCCGACAAAATTTCTCTGGTGATTACATTAGGGAACTGCGAATGTCATTGCAAGGGATGTCATAGTGATTACTTGTGGGATACACATGCTTGTGAAGAACAGACATCTGAAGAGCTTTTGTCTCTCATCAAGAGTTATAAGAGTGTCACCAACACGGTACTCTTTATGGGAGGAAACCGAAATCATATGGACTTTGAGGAGTTTGCTGAGAATGTCCTGAAGCCTATCCATGACTTAGGTATTCATATTGGTATCTATTTGGGGGCATGGGATGCTATGGACTTATATACAGCTTGTAAGTATTGCCGATGGGTAAAAGTAGGTCTGTACAGAGAAGAGCTGGGAGGTCTGGACAATCCCAACACGAATCAGATTTTCCTCGAAGTACAGAATTATAAATTTCACAAGGGAGACACAGGATGGAAGTAAATATTTATGTCATTAAAGATTGTATGTATTGTGACACACTGCTTAAAGGGCTTCCAAAGGTAGTCAAAAAATTCCCGAACGTAGCCTTTAAGGTAACGTGTGTGACTGAATCAAAAGAATTTGAACTGTTCCCTACAGTAGTTATAGGGGATAAAACTTTGTCTCCGTGCATTTATGCGGAGGACATGGAGAAAGAGGTGAGAAATGCCGTTACTTAATTTAACGCAAGAACAGATTGAAGAAAAAATTAAATACATTGACCACTACATTCATAGCCAGAACAGTGCAAGTGGCTCCTTGGTGGATGCTAATGCCAATGTAGACACAAAGAATATTGGTATCTTGGAAGCTGAGATGTATAAGCCTGATACCATTCAGGTAAACCGTGCTTTGGTACAGCGGAAACTCACGGAGAAGTATGGTAAGAAGCTTGCAGAGAAGTACATTGAGGACATCGAAAAGCATAAAATTTATATTCATGATGAAACTTCCTTACGTCCTTACTGTGCTTCTATCACGCTGTTCCCCTTCCTGCTCCACGGCACGAAGCCACTGGGAGGTACAAGCGAAGCTCCGAAGAACATTCATAGTTTCTGCGGCTCCTTTGTCAACCTTGTATATCAGGTGGCTTCTGGGTTTGCAGGTGCGATCGCTACAGTAGAGTTCCTTCTGTACTTTGATTATTTTGCAAAGAAGACATGGGGGACAAACTACATCGACTTACATACAGCTGAAGTTAGACAGGCTTTGCAAGGCGTCGTATATGCTTTGAATCAGCCTGCTTCTGCCCGTGGAAACCAGAGCGTCTTCTGGAATATCTCGGTGCTGGACAGATTTTACTTTGAACAGCTTTTTGGTGGCTTTAAGTTCCCCGACGGAACACAGCCTGTATATGAAGGTTCGTTCCGTAAATTGCAGATGTTCTTCATGGAATGGTTCAGACAAGAGCGAGAAAGAGCATTACTCACGTACCCTGTACTGACCGCTTCCCTCTTGGTGGATGCTGAAGGAAAACCTAGAGACAAGCATTTTGCATGGACTTGTGCTGAAGAAATGTCTAAGGGCTTGAGCTTCTTTGTCTATGAGAGCGATAGCGTAGACTCTTTGTCTTCTTGCTGTCGTTTGAGGAATGAGTTCACGGACAACACGTTCTCTTACACATTGGGTGCAGGTGGGGTGTCTACAGGTTCCGTTCAGGTAATCACGGTTAATATGAATCGCTACGTGCAGACAAGGGAAGAGCCTTTTAGTACGCTGATTGATCGCGTACACATGTATCTCTTGGCACACAGAGCGGTCATTGAGGACTACATCGAAGGTGGCTTACTTCCTGCTTACTCTACAGGATTCATCAGCTTAGACAAACAGTTCTGTACCATTGGTATCAACGGTATGCTGGAGGCTTCTGAGTATGTAAAGGGGAAAGCAGACACAGCCTTTTTCTCGTCCTATTTAAAAGACATCTATAAAAGCAACAAGGAGTGGAAAGAAGACACAGGGGTTAAGTTTAACACTGAGTTTGTCCCTAAAACCTTTTAAAATGTGGGGACGTTAAATCTTTTTTAATTGACTTGGAAGCCCTGTAGAGGGTAACAAGGGGGAATTTACCCTGAACGACTGAACAAAAAGAGAGGTGAAAACCTCATGCGCCAGTCTGAACCATGGCATAACAACAAGAAACCATGGAGTTTACTCGAATGTAAAGACATTCTTGGAAGTAGTAAACCGCCTATGCTCAAGAAAGGTGGTGAAGGTATGTGTCGTACTTGCAGTGTGTGTGGGAAAACAGAGAAAGACACACGCATTATTAAAAAGGGTGATACATATTATTGCCGAAAGCATTACTTACAGCTTTATCGGCATGGTAAAATTTTAACTCGTACTATCTATGATGAGAATACGTGTGTGATTCAGAATGGGATTGCTTATATCAAAATGTTCTCAGTAAAAGGGAAAGAAGTGGGAACAATAAAAGTTGATGCAGAGGATTTAGATAAGGTTAAACCTTATAAATGGCATGTAAAAAAGAGCAACCATTCAGCGTATGCAATGACACACATAGGTAACAAAAAGATTTTCATGCACTGTTTATTGATGGGGAAAAGGGATAAAAAAGAGATAGACCATATTAATGGTGATGGTTTGGATAACCGTAAGTCTAATCTTTCCTTTGTTTCACATGGTTCTAACATCAGGAATCAGACACCACACAAGAAAAGTGTAGGAGTAAAGAAAACGCCATCAGGAAGATTTCAAGCAGTGATTATGTCTAATTATAAGTCTATTTATTTAGGCACATATGATACGCATGAAGATGCACAAAGAGTTAGAAATGAAGCAGAGAAAGAATTAAGAGCATAGGTCATAAAAGTAACAGTAAGGCAGAAAATCTCGGTGTTAAAAATGCTAAGTGGGATAAAGAAGCTGGTTTGAAAGTACCTCGTGCTTGTTATAACAGCTACTTCTTCCCTGTTGAAGACGACTCCTACAATATCATTGATAAACTCAGATTGCACGGTAAGGAAAATACACAGTGGCTCGATGGTGGTTCTGCTTGTCACCTCAACATGGAACAGCTTATGTCTAAAGAACAGGCGTATGACCTGATTTGTATTGCTGGCAAGCTTGGTGTCAACTATTGGACATTTAATGTCCTTATGACAGTTTGTAATGACTGTGGTTTTATCAATGTCAATACGGAAAATCACTGTACAAAGTGTGGTTCCAAAGACATTGACTATGCGACACGGGTCATTGGTTATCTCAAGCGTATTTCTAGTTTCTCTACAGAAAGACAAAAGGAAGCTGGTTTGCGTATCTACAATAAGGCAGGTGATAGTTATTGAAATTTTGAAAATCCTGAAGCGAGTGGAGACGTATTGTCACAACAAGCGTGTCGTTACGGCACATAAAATGCTTCGGAAGGCTACGGAATCCTTTTCCAAACTCGAACAGGAGTATGCTAAAAAGATTGCAGAGTTAAAACAGTACACAGAATAGGAGTGATTTTGTGTTAATATTCGACATTGAAACAGACGGTTTACTGGAGGATATGACAAAAATTCACTGTATGTGTATCAAGGACACCAAAGAGAATAAAATGTACAGGTTTAGACCTGACGAAGTAGAAGCAGGAGTGCGGATGCTTATGAGTGGCGACACAATTTGTGGTCATAACATTATAGCGTTTGACATTCCTGCTATCTCTAAGGTGTTTCCGTGGTTCCATATAGGAAAAGACAAAGTAGTAGACACTCTTGTCTATGCTCGATTGGTATTCTCTGAGATTAACTACATTGACAATAAGCTAACTAGAACAGACGTTCTCCCTTCAAAACTCTACGGCTCTCACTCTTTAAAGGCGTATGGGTATCGCTTGGGTGTTCTCAAGGGAACTTATGCGAACGACTATGAAGCAGAGGATGTATGGGCTATATTCAACGAAGAGATGCTTGATTACAATGAGCAAGACGTTGTGGTAACGGAAGCTTTGTATAACAAGTGTCGTAAAAAGAAGACAACAGTACAGGCGCTTGATCTAGAGCATAAGGCACAGTGGTTGATGCAGAAGATGGAACACAATGGCTTTACCTTTGATATGGCTAAGGCTGAAAAGCTTTTGTCTACCCTTCTTGCAGAGCAGGAGAAAGTGTTGTCTAAGCTGAAAGATAAATGTCCTGCGATTCCCGACAAAGTGTTTGTCCCTAAGAGAGACAATGCGAAGATGGGTTATAAGAAGGGCGTTCCCATTCAGAGATACAAGGAGTTCAACCCCAACAGCCGCCAGCAAATCCTGTGGATTCTGAAAGACCACTATGGCTATCCATTCGACAATGATGATATGTGGAATGACAACGGAAACGTACAGCTGAACGAAGAGACATTCAAGCTCATTCAGAAAGACCCGAAAGCCTCTGAAGAAGTCAAGGAGTTGGCAGAGCTATTCTCTACTAACTTACTCCTGACTAAACGGTTAGGACAGCTCAGGGATGGTAAAAATGGTTGGATGAAACTTGTGTCTTCTGACGGTCGCTTACATGGGCGAGTAAATCCCAATGGTGCTATTACAGGCAGAGCGACACACTCACATCCTAACATTGCACAGGTTCCTCATGTGGGTTCTCCGTATGGTGCAGAGTGTCGTGAGTTATTCACGGTTCCCGATGGATGGTTTCAGGCTGGCGTGGATGCCTGTGGTCTGGAACTTAGATGTCTCTCCCACTACTTATATCCTTTTGACAACGGGGAGTATGCACATGAATGTGTTGAAGGGGATATTCACACGAAGAATCAGCTGGCCGCAGGATTGCCAGAGAGAAACATGGCAAAGACATTTATCTATGGGTTCCTCTATGGTGCTGGGGACGCAAAGATTGGTGAGATTGTTGGAGGTACAGCGGAGCATGGTGCAGAACTACGGAAGAAGTTCTTAAAGGCAACACCTGCTATCAAGAAACTCCAGCAAAGTGTCAAAAACCTTTTGTCTACCTACAACGTGGAAATGAGACAAAGGGAGTGGAAGACACGTTACTTGAAGGGTCTGGATGGCCGCTTACTTTATACTCGGTCAATCCACAGTGCGCTGAATCTCTTGTTACAGTCAGCAGGTGCTATCGTCTGTAAATACTGGATTGTACGTACAGAGGAACGCTTGCTAAACCTTGGGTTAGACCATGGTAAAGATTTTCAGCTTATGGCGTGGATACACGATGAGCAACAGATTGCCTGTCGTACTGAAGGCATTGCTGAAATTGTCATTAAAGAAGCCCAACAGGCTATGAGAGACACACAGCGCTATTTTAACTTCAGGTGTCAATTAGATACTGAAGGTAAGATTGGTAAGAACTGGGCAGATTGTCATTAGGAACAGGAGGAAACAATATGAAATTTGAAGATGCAAAAGTAGGTATGGAAGTTGTGGTTACAGGAGAACAGGCTGGCCATTTCCCTGAAGGTGCAGTAATTGTGGATGTAGACAAAAACGACTTCTCGGTTAGATTGAAAGGTGCATACGGGGTACATTTGTGGTTCTGGGATATTAACTCTCGTGTACCTAAATCGCAACGAAATGCTTATGATATGTCTGACATTCATTTAAAAGATGGTGGGTTCAGAAAACTGCCTCCCACGACATACCTCCTTGCGGGATACTTAGGACTTGACCCTGAAAAAGTGAAGTGCTATGTAGACAAAGAAAACTCCATTATCAAGGTGAAACAGGGTGATGTAGAAGCAAAAGCTAAGAAGGCTCCGCAAGACAAATGGGATTTCCGTTTAGGAATGGGTCTTGCTCTTTGTCGCCTGACGGAAAAACTGGCTGAACCTCGGAAACCTGCTTTTAAGGAACCGTGTCACTATGTATTAAAAGATGGGTTCGTTAATTTCACGACTATTGGGCTTTTTGAAGATTTCATTCAGGACTCTGTTATGTATGCCATGGGTAACGTCTTCAAAACACAGAAGGAAGCAGAAGATAATACTGAAGAAATGCTGAAACGGGCCAATATGATTATTGAATTTTGCAAGAAGCAAGGGTGGTAACTAGATGAATAAATATCGTGTCCGTATTAAATACAATCGGGACTCTACGGTTATTGTGGAAGCTGATTCTGCCGAAGAGGCCGAAATGATGGTAGACAAAGACCCGTTTGGATTCCCGTATGAAACGGACGAAGAGACACAAGAAGTTTATGTAGAGGAGGAATTAGGAAATGCCTAACGTACAACTGCTGTCTATGACAGTTGACCCTTTAACTTTAATTCGTCGTGCCATGGGTGAATGTTATCAGCGTCCCCTTGGTGTAAAGACTGTGCAGAAAGCGATTGAGGCAGGACATTTGTCTGTACTCGAACATTGCTATGCGTCTTTTGAAATCACTGTGTCTACGTCGGTATTACTTCAACTTACTCGACATCGACACCTGTCCTTTACGGTGCAGAGTTCGAGAGGTTGTGAGCTGAAGACACATCACAAGACAGGTATCGAATATATCGACAAACTGCTGGAGGAACACATGGCAGACTACGCTTATGTCTATCAGGAAGCAGTAAAGAAAGAAGATGCCGCTTACCTGTTGCCGAAGGGTGCTGAGTATACCTTAGTAGTTACTGGCAATTTCCGTGCATGGTACGAATATCTTCCTAAGCGTATGTGTAAGAGAGCGCAACAGGAACACCGACAGTTGGCTATGGAGATTCAGAAACAGTTGGCTAAAGCTTGCCCTGAAATCTTTGACAGGGACTTCATGAAGTGTGATATGTGTACAGAAAGGAGCTGTTCGTTTAGCTAATGATGAATTTGATTTTTGATGCTGACATGCTCCTCTTTGTCTCCTTACTAGAATGTGAGAAGCCTGTACACTGGGGCAACGACATCTGGACACTTCACTGTGATATGAGGGAAGCCACTACGTACTTCTCGAACTTTGCAAAGGAGCTGTCGGATAAAATCCTTGACCACTATAAGTACAAAGGTGAGTACCGATGGTTCATGTGTCTCACAGACAAAGATCATGTCAACTTCAGGAATGAAGAAGTATTCAGAGATTACAAGGGGAACCGAACTAGCAAGCGAAGACCTATCTGCTTTAACCCCATGCGTGAATGGATACGTGAAAACTTTGTCTGCTACATGGAACCTCATTTAGAGGCAGATGATTGTTGCGGCCTTCTGACAAAAGAGCTGGAAGGTGACTATGTTCTCGTTAGTGGAGACAAAGACTTTCGGGCTATTGAAGGAAAGTTCTATGATTTTATGCGGAACGAATACTTTGAAACAACAAAGGAAGATGCCCGTCGCTGGCACTTGAAGCAGACAATCATGGGTGACACAACAGATAACTATAAAGGTGCTTCTGGGTTTGGTGAGGTAAAGACAACACGCCTTCTGGATGAACTTGGTTATACGTGGAATACAGTTTTAAGAGCCTACAAAGGAGATGCCGAGGAAGCTCTGAAGAACGCCCGTCTTGCTTACATCTTACATGAAAAGGGTGATTACGATTGGAAAACAGGGTCTATCAGGCTTTGGGAACCCGATTCATAGTACGATATGGGGAAACCGTAGAAAGAGCTTATGAAGTAGCTGAGAGGATGTGGGAACTTAGACACAATAATTCACTGTGTGAAAAGTTTGGTGATAAAGATTGCGTATGGATGACCATTAGTGACCTGAATAAGACAAAGAACATTGCCTACTTCTACACTGAAGACGGTGATTTTGTAGGTGCAGTCGCTTTTGTCTTGAACACAAACTTTGCATGGTGGGCCGATAACTTGAGGGTACTTGAGGAAGTCTTTGTTGTGTCTATGAATCCTAAGTATGCTGGGTTTGGCAGGATTGCGGCTCAGTTCCTCAAGGACATGGGAGATGCCAATGATTGCGCCTTTGTCTACGCAGGAGCATTTCTTGGTAAAAATAATAGTTATACGAAGGTGGGGTACTCTAAGTCGTACCCTACTTTTGTCTATATGGGAGGTGCTGAAGATGCGTAAAGACGACGCATTAGCAGATTTGGAACTCATGACTTCCCCTGAACTCGTGGGGTGTCTGAGAGAATATTTTGATGTAGACTACTTCTTAACTACTTCTATTACGGAAGACAAATTACCATCATATATGAGAGGTGTCTACGCAGTAATTAATTTATTAGAAAGGGTTGGTGATTAATTTGAGTGGTGGTATTGGTAAAGCAATTAAGAGAATCGTGTCTGCCCCTTTTGATATTGTGGGTAACGTCCTTGGTTTTGGTAAGACTGCCGATGTATCTGCTCCTAATGTATCGGCGGCACAGGTAGTTCCTAATACGGCTTCCACAGTTCCAGAATCTCCCACATTAGGTACAGAGAAGAAGAAAAAGAAGGGCAAAGCTAGTTTGCTTATCAACAGTGACAATTCTCGTTCCTCTGGAAGCTCTAGCTATAGTGGGTTAAATATCTAAATGGATATTACAATTCAAGAGCTACAGGAACAGGGAGCAAAGAAGACCTATAACAGACTGAAGAATGACAGACAGCCATATATCCAGCGAGCTGTTGACTGTGCAAAGGTTACGATTCCGTCGTTATTCCCTGAGGAGAACGATGATAAAAGTAAGAACTATGATACACCATATCAGTCTGTAGGAGCAAGAGGTATTAACAACCTTGCTTCTAAGCTCATACTTGCCTTGATGCCTCCTAACAGTCCGTTTTTCCGTTTGGGCATGTCGGATGAAGTTTTGTCTGAATATATGGCACAGGGACAAGAAGACACAAAAGCTCAGGTAGAACAGGCTCTCATGCAGATTGAGAATAGAATCATGAAGTATATTGAGTCTAATCAGATTAGAGTTACTGTGTTAGAAGCTTTAAAGCAGTGTATTGTGGCTGGCAATGCTTTGTTATTCCTTCCACCTGCTGAGGGTGGTATTAAGATGTACCGTCTTAGTAATTATGTCATTCAGAGGGATGGCCTTGGTAATGTCATTCAGATTGTTACATTAGACAAAGTAGCCTACTCGACACTGGACGTTACGGTTCAGAATTTGATTAAGACCGAAAAGAAACCTGAAGACCTCATCGAAGTATATACACATGTATGTCGGAGTGGCGACCAGTTCTTGGCGTATCAGGAAGTAGAAGACACACCGATTCAGGGGAGCCAGCAGAGTTACCCTGTACTGAAAACTCCTTACTTACCTATTCGCATGGTCAAAATGGATGGTGAGTCTTACGGGCGTTCCTTTGTTGAGGAATATCTCGGTGACTTAAAGTCCCTTGAGAACTTGTCTAAAGCAATCTTCAAGCTGTCTACGATTGCGGCTAACATCTACTTCCTTGTCAATCCTAATGGAGTAACACGGGCAAAGAAGCTGGAGAACGCTACTAGTGGTGATTTTGTATCGGGGCGTATCGAAGATATTGGCGTATTACAGCTTGAGAAATACTATGACTTCAACACAGCAAAACAGACAGCAGATGCAATCGAAGCACGTTTGTCTTATGCATTTCTTTTGTCTTCTGTGGTACAGCGTAATGCTGAACGAGTCACCGCAGAGGAAGTACGCACGGTAGCTGGAGAACTGGAAGACACATTGGGTGGTGTCTACTCCATTTTGTCTCAGGAATTACAGTTACCTCTTGTACGTAGAATCATGAATCAGCTCCAGAGTACAGGTGAGGTTCCGAACTTACCTGAAGGAACAGTGGAACCGACAATCACAACAGGCTTAGATGCCTTGGGACGAGGACACGATTTAGAGAAGTATGCTACGGTATTGAACTTGGTGTCTCAGATTCCCAATGCTCAGGCTATGATTAATTGGAATGTTATGCTCCTGAATATGTTCACTGGGGCAGGTGTCGAAACAGAAGGACTCGTAAAGACACAGGAACAGATTGAAGAAGAACAGCAAATGGCTATGGGGCAGGAAATGGCAATGCAAGCTATGTCTCAGCCAGAACAACAAGGAGGTTAATGAATGGAACAGGAAAATGTTCAGGAACAGGTACAGCAGGAGAATGTACAGGTAACTGAGAACACAGGGATGGAAGTTGAAGTTGTCCCTGAAGACACTACAACAACTACAACTACAGAAGCTCCTGAAGAGCAGGCCCCTGAGCCTACAGGACAGGATGTAGACGATAATGTACAGCAACGAGTAGATGCACAGACACAGGCGAATGAAGACCTGAAGAATGACTTGGAATCTAAGGGCGTTAATTGGGCTGACCTTGAGAAAACCTATACAGAGAAAGGTGAACTCACGGCAGAACAGTTACAGAGCCTTGAAAAAGCAGGCTATCCGAAGTCTGTTGTCGATGCATACATCCGTGGTATGGAAGCTGAATATGATCGTCTTGCTCGACACGTAGTAGAAAGTGCAGGTGGTCATGAAGAGTTTATTAAATTACAGACCTTTGCTTCTCAGCAGAACGCAGACTATAAAAAGATGTGGAACGACACTATGAACAGTGGTAACGTAATGGCGATTCAAACGATGCTCAGAGGTATTAAGGCAGACATGGTACAGACCATGGGTTCTAGCAATCCTACGATTATGGGTGGTAGTGGTTCTGTGTCTACTAACGTTGGTTTTAATTCTAAGCAAGAAATGGTAGCGGCTATGGCTGACCCTCGTTATGGGAAAGACAAGTCGTATACCCGTGAAATTGAACAGAAAGTTATTAATTCTAAATTATTTTAAAGGAGATTGATAAATTATGGCATTAACAAACATTTCCCAGCCGGGTCTTAATCAGGGTCAGTCTGATGCATTGGCAGGTTTTCTTAAAGTATTTTCTGGTGAAGTTATTTCCGCATTTGAACGTTCTGCCTTGGCAGTCAACAATCATTTGATGCGTACTATTACTTCTGGTAAGTCCGCTTCCTTCCCTGTAATGGGCCGTGCAAAAGCCGCTTACTTGGCCGCTGGTCAGTCCTTGGATGATATTCGTGAAGCTATTCCGCATAACGAAAAGACTATTGGCATTGATGGTTTGCTGACATCCGACCAGCTGATCTCGGACATTTACGAAGCTATGTCTCACTTTGATGTTCGTAACGAATACTCTAAGCAGATGGGTGAAGCCTTGGCTGTGTCTGCTGACGGTGCTATCCTTGCTGAAATCGCTAAACTGGCTATTGATACGAAGGAAAATATTACGGGCCTTGGCAAAGGTATCATCTTAGACAAAAAGCTTGACGCTTCGGATATTGGTATCACTGAAGCAGAAGGTAAGATGATTGTTCAGATGCTTTTGGAACTGAAGGCTAAATTCTCTAACCAGTATGTACCTGCTACGGAACGTTATGTCTACATGAAGCCTGAAGGTGTGGCCGCTCTGGTAGCTTCTTGGAACGCTATCAATCGTGACTTTGGTGCTGTCGGTACTTTGGTAGAAGGTAACATTACTAAGATTGCTGGCTTTAATATCATCGAAGTTCCTCACCTTACGGATGGTGGTGCAGATGGTACTCATGTCATGCGTTCTGGCACAGCTCATGACTTCCCGTCTCTCTATAAATCTAAGTGTGTCTTTGTTGCCGCTCATCATACGGCTGTGGGTACAGTTAAACTGAAAGACCTTGCAGTAGAAACTGGCCGTCGTATCGAATTTCAGGCAGATCAGATTGTCGCTAAATACGCCATGGGTCATGGTGGTCTCCGTCCTGAAGCTACGGCAATCGGTTGTATTTCTGCTAACGACTAATATGTTGTTGAGGGGGTTCTTAGGAACTCCCTCTTATTTTTATTATTATGGAGGCTTACAATGATTATTACACCTTTGACTGAACTAGATGCCGTCAACGAAATTCTGACCTCTATTGGTTCCGACGGTGTTGTCACTTTGGAGGAGATTGAGCAAAACATTGACGCTTCTGTAGCAGACAAAATGTTGAAAGCTGTAAGTCAGGAAATACAGCAAGAAGGTTGGGACTTCAATACAATTCCTACACTTACATTGAGTCCTGACGTAAATACAGGTCACATAAAATGGGACACCTCACTGTTAAGAGTACCGAGTACTTATAGGAACCGTGGGGGTTTCTTTTTCAATGTGTCTGATTATACGGATAAGTTCACGGGAAACCTTGTACTTAATAATGTAGTACAAGAGATACCCTTTGAAGAACTTCCAGCAGTCTTTCGTAAATATGTAACCGTAAAAGCTTCTTTGTCTTTCGCTACTCGTTTTCTAGGAGACGCAGAGTTAGAGCAGTCCCTTAATACAGAGCTTGCTAAAGCATATGCGGATGTAATGACCTACGAGTTAGACACACAGAAGCCGAATGTCTTTAATAATACGTCTATAGTTGAGGTGGGGACACGATGAGTAACGTAACACAGCGAATTGATAATTTTGTCGGTGGAGTATCCCAACAGTCACCTCGCTTACGACACGCCGCACAGCTAGAGGAGCAGATTAACGGCTACAGTACAGAAGCAGGAGGACTTCAGAAAAGACCCCCGACTATAAACCATGGAAAATTATTTACGGCTGAAGGTATTCCGTACTATGTACATTTAATAAATCGTGATGAGACAGAAAGATACATCATGCTTATCTCTTCAGGAAAAATTCGTGTCTTTACTCTGGATGGTGTAGAGAAACAAGTGGAGATGCAGGATGCAGATTATATCGGAAATATCACAAAGCCCTACGCTCAACTGAGAGTTGTCACTGTTGCTGACTATACCTTTGTCTTAAATAAAACGGTCAAAGTCAGGATGTCTGGAAAGAAGACAGAAGACACAATGGCCTCACAAGGGTGTCTAATTAATGTCAAACAGGGGCAGTATGGGGCAAAGTATATAGTGTGGATTAATGGGGAGGAAGTAGCCGTATACGAAGCTCCTACTGGCTCAGACCAATATGACGTGCAGGAGATCACAACAGACTATATTCGTGACCGACTCGCTGAGCAGATTCGCGGTAAGGGGTGGACAGTAGACACAGGTAGTTCATGGTTGAGAGTCCGTGGAAACATTACGAGTGTAAGGACGGCAGACGGTCTTAACAATCATGCCTTATTAGGTATTACTACCTACATCAACAAATTCACTAACTTGCCTGCTTCAGCTCCAGACGGCTATACCGTATTGGTTCGTGGGGAGTCTAATGCGGATGACGACTACTATGTCAAATACTCTGCTTCTGAGAATCTCTGGAAGGAAACCGTAAAGACTGGGATTGACAACACCATAAATAACACAACAATGCCACATGCCTTGATACGTAAGGCAGATGGTACATTTGTCTTCAAACCCCTCGAATGGGAACCACGTAAGACAGGTGATGAGGATTCAAATGAAGTACCTTCTTTTATCAATAACAGTATTAACGACCTGTTCTTCTATAGAAATAGACTTGGCTTTTTGTCTGGAGAGAATATCATTTTGTCTTCTTCATCTGACTTATTCAATTTCTGGATGGATAGTGTAGTCGATGTGCAGGATGATGACCCCATAGACACTAATGCACCAAACAATAAAGTATCCATTTTGTATAACGCTATTCCCTTCTCAGGTTCACTGTACATATTCTCAGGGCAGACACAGTTTGCTCTCACTTCAGATGGTACTTTGTCTCCTAAGAACGCTCGACTAGACAACATTACTGAGTTCACTTCAGACACAGGTGTAATTCCTGTTGGTGCAGGTAACTCTGTGTACTTTGTCTCTAAGAGGGCAGATTTTGCGTCTGTCAATGAGTATCGAGTAGCACAATACTATACCGACACCAAAGATGCCGAAGATGTAACAGCACATGTTCCTTATTATATTCCTAATGATGTGTACAAAATGGTAGGTAGCTCCAATGATAATTTACTTTTATCACTGACTACAGCGGAATCCAATGCCATATATGTCTATAAGTATCTTTACTTGAATGGGAATCGGGTGCAGAGTGCGTGGTCTAAATGGAAATTCTCAGGGGAAATCTTAGGGGCTGACTTCATAGGCTCTACCTTGTATATGGCAGTAAAGTATGCGAATAATGACGTATACTTGGAATCTATCACGATGAGCTATAATACAGAGGACTACAGAGAAACTGAGCAGTTCAGAGTAATGCTGGATAGAAAGACAGAAGTAACACTGACGACAGCTAACTGTGAAGACAAACGGGATGGTTATTTGTACCTGAATGTTGATAAGGTCTTCAAGGGTTTGTCTGGTATTGTTCAGTGTGTTACAGAAGATGGTCTTCTATTTGAGTCAGACACAACGACACTAAAGTTGTTGAAAGGTGATAGTGTAGACTTTGGGCATAAGGTTATCGTGGGTATCCCGTATACTTTTGAAATCACACTGTCTACTATTTATTTGAAACAGAAAGACCCACAAGGCTCTACAGTGTCTTCACCTGATTATCGTTTAATGCTCCGTACAGTGTTCTTTGACTATGCAGAGTCGGGATACATGCGAGTAATAGTGAATGGTAGATACCAGTATATTTTGACAAACAAACGTGCTTCTTTGTATAAACTGGGTACATCTGGGTTTGGAACAGGGACATTTAAGGTTCCTGTGCGAAAACGCAATGTAGACACAGTTATTAAGGTAATCAATGACACTCCGCTTCCTTTGTCTCTCATTGGAGGTGGGTATGAAGCTAATTATACCGCTCGATTCAAGAATGTTTAATAGGAGGTGATTCTATGGGTTTTGCTTCAACTGCTATGGGAGCGACACAGCTAGGTTTAAATCTAGTTGGGAACTATATGTCTTGGAAAGACCAAAGAGAAAATGCAAAAGCACAAGCGAGGGCCTTGTCTCAGCGAGCACACGCAGTAGGCAAGAACTTAGCGTATACTTTCCAAAATTATGAATTACAGCGTGTGGATGCTTTTGATTCTGCTGTGAATAGTCTTATGAAAGCACAGACAAATGCTCTTGGTCTTGAGTCTGCTGTACGTGCGGCTATCAATGAAGAAACGGGTGGTGACTCTCGTACTGGTAGGGCTTTGCAAAGAGCGACCCATGCGGATACGTTGAGAACTTTGACTGGCATTAAGGATGTCTATGAAAGACAGTCAGATGAAATTAGTCTCAACAAAGAGATGGCTAAACGTTCGGCCATGGATGAGATTGCGAACATTAAGGCTCAGGCCCCACAGATGCCCAGTTATTGGTCTTTGCTGGGTAATATTGCAGGGGATACACTGAACGTCTATAACTCCTATCAGAACGCCTTGAACTCTGCTCAGTCTCAGGGGATGGAATTAGATACGTGGTGGAGAGCGCAGAATAGGTATGACACAAATCCCTATGCATATCGTAACAACTACCACTATCACTTTAATCTTCCTACATACGTAAATCCATTGCCAACAACATGGACATATCCGAAAGGAGGGTGGTAAATGCCCACAACACAAACCAGTAATGCAGTAGGGACTGCTCGGCAGTTCACACAACAGCCTCCACAGACCTACCAGCGTCAGCTTATCCTCCCTCGCTTTGGGGAGAACATTGGAGCTTCTGAAACAACACAGGGTGCGGCTTTAGCACGTTCCCTTGGTGTTCTCAGTGCGGCTGTGGAGCAGTATCGAGTAGATTATGATAAGCGACAAAGAGAGATTGCAGACAAAGTTGTCCCTATCCTTTACGGTCAGAACGATCATAATACTCGACTTACGATGAATAGTATTGCCATGCTTCAACAGGCAGGTATTGGGGATTTGCAAGATAACCCTTATGCTCTTGCCATGGTAGACCAGTTGAGAGGGCAAGAAATCTCGTCAGAAGTACATAAGAAGTATGAGGCCTATGTGTCTCAGATGAAACTTCCCGAAAACTTAGGGAAGGAAATTCAGAACTACGATGACTTCTTCAATGAGAACGTTCAGAAATATCTGGACAATATCACGGTAAACAATAAGTATGCTCTGAACAACGGCTTATATGAATCCCGTGTCGTAAATACAGGTAAAGTAGCCAGTAAGTTCATTGCAGAAAAGACAGAAGAAATGTCTATCAATCGTTCAGAATCTATTGCCTCTTTTGTCTCAGAGAACACACGGAATCGCTGGAACTGGACAGATGAGGATAGAGAGAACTTTGCAAATCAGATAGGGAACATGCTCACCACTACACAGGAGCGCGACCCGACAAAGAACTATCAGATTCTTCAGAATATGTTGAAGACGGTAGCACTGAACACAGGGGACTACTCTCTTATTCAGAAAATTGGGGAGACACCGCTGTATGGTGGAGCAACGAAGGTCAGTGACTACATCAACGTAGAGCAGTTTAAGGATGTTGCTAATGAATCCAATAGAACTCACTGGATGCAGAGAACACGAGATGTCTATGATAAGATGTCAAAGGCGAAAGACAAAAAGTCTCTGTTTGAAATCGTAGATGGTCTTGAGAATCCTGAAGACAAACAGATTGCCGCTGAATTTGTGTCTGGCCGTTTGTCTGCTATCGAAGCTGAAGAAAGAGCGCAGAGGAACATTGCTAGAGCCGCCGCCGCCGCCGCAACAAAAGCTCAGGTAGGCAATATGAATATGAAAGCACAGATTGAAGCTGTCATGAATGGGCAGACACAGGATGCCATGGGTAATGGTATTGCTACTTCTTCTGAACAGTACAAGGCTTTAGGTTTCAATGAGACACAGATGTTACTGGCAGTAGATGAGGCAATCGGAACATTGAATTTTGACAATCCGAATGATATGGCAAAACTCATGCGTCTTGCTTATCATCCTGCTTTCCACAATGCCTTTGCACGTTCGACTAACCTTAATGCTACGGCAGGTATAAACAGCTTGACCGTCAATGGCGAGATGTCTCCTATGCTTCAGCGTGTAGTTGACTTATACAAACGTTCTCCTGAACTTTGTAACTCCCTTTTGTCTGAAGACACCTTAAAAGCTTCTATCGCTTGTATTGCCAATGAGGGTGTAGACAAATTCATGGGTGTACGAAATGTCTTAGGTAATTCTGAACAGTTGAAGCAGGTAGACGCCGACTTGGCTCCTTATATAGAAGACACTTTGTCTGGTTCCTCATTACCTCCTCTGGCTGGTGGTGATACTTACGAAGGATTCTCGTATGCAAGTCCTAACTCTGGTGACTTACGAGAGCTGTTTAGAAGTCATGCTCGTGTCTTTAGAGCTATGGGTATGTCTGCGAATGATGCTTGCGATAATGCTAAGTATAAGATTGCCAGTGAATACTATGTATACAATGGAGCACCGATTCCTAAGAGTGCTGTCAATTTAGTAAACATTGGTGGTACGGACGAAGACACAGCTCGTTCCGCTTTCTATTGGGTACTGGCTATGCGTATGAAAGATTACTGTGGTGGTACAGTGAATCCCGATGATGTACAGGTGAGCTTTGTAGCAGGTAATGCTAATGGTAGTTCTATGATTACATTTTTGTCTTCTCGTGGCTATCAGCAGGTAGCTCTCAGTGATATTGTGTCTGAAGCAAAGGCGAACTTAGAGCAGTCTGGCAATCAGACATACGATCCACCTGCGGAAGAAACGAGTAGTGAAGAAGAAGATGACACACCAACATATCAGTATACAGAAACTTCTCAGTACGTAGACCCAGGAGATACCTCTTGGCAGAGTTCTGTTGGTGATTATATTCGTAGTTTGTTTGGTTAGAAAGGAGGTGTCTTAAATAGACAGAAAAGAGACAATAGCACAGTTTATGTATAACATAGGCAACAAAGAGTCTGGCATGGACTACACACTGCCTAATTCAAGTGGTTCAGGTGCTTCAGGTGCATATCAGTTCATGCAGGGTACTTGGGATTCCTATGCCGCAAAAGTAGCCCCTGAGTATGTTGGGGTAGCTCCGATGAACGCTCCTGCTGAAGTTCAGGATGCCGTCATGTATGAAAAGACCTCTGAGATGTACGACCGCTATGGTGGTAATATTCAGTTGATGGCTCTGGAACACTATGGAGGCATGGGAGCCGCTGACGAGGCCATGAGAACGGGACACATCCCTGAAAATTCAGAGTGGTGTAATGGGGATGAATACCCTTCTCAGGCTTCCTATGCAAGAGCAATCGCTGAAAGTATGGGTCAGGCAGTACCTACGTTTGGAGGTATGGCTAATGCTGTAGCAAGAAGTGGAGTACACACTACAGGAAATCCTGCCTTTAATGTCATTCTTGATGAAACTCCTCTGGAAATAGCTAGGATGAATGATAGACCCTTCTGGGAAAAACTGGAAGACTCATTCAAGAACATGTGGTATGAAAATGGTACGATTGCGGCCATGCGTGTCGGGTTAGCCAAAATGAACTCTAACCCCTACTACAGCACATGGAAAGCTACAGACGAAGACATAAAGCTCCTAGACGAAGTATTGGGAGACAACAAGGTAGCAAAGGATTCCGTACTGTTAAATGCTGAAAATCCTGAGCAGTTCAAGGCTCTCCTGAAGATGAAGAAGGAAGACATAGAGCGAGAGAAAAGAGCAGAGCAAACTAACTTTGGTCTTCACTCGGTAATTGGTGGAGCCTTAGGGATGCTATTAGACCCTCTGAACCTCATCCCGTTTGTCGGTGAGGAAGCCTTTTTAGCAAAGGTTGGTGCAAGGTTAGGGGCTAAAACTCTCGTGTCTTTAGGCTCTAAGCGTGTCATGAAAATTGCTGAAACCGCCGCTGTGCAAGGGGCCTTAAATATGTCTGACGTGGGTCTTGCGGAACGCTATGGTATTCATGAAGCCAACTATGCAGTGGCAGGTGTCTTGGGTGTTGCAGGTGGTGCTGGTATCCGCTTCCTCCGTACTATGAGGGAACTGAATGTTCCTATGAATGGGGAGCATATGCAACGGTTCCTTTATGAATCCGAAAGGATGCAGGATCAGGCTGTACAGGGAGCCTTGGATATTGCAGACAAAAGAGCGGTACAGACACACTCTCTCTTGAACACAGAAGCTTCCATAGAGAAACAGCTTGACGATTTCTTGGGTGGTACTCCTACTTTGTCTAAAAAAGAAAGCAAGGCTTTAGGTAAATCCCTTGGGAAATTGTTACCTGAAGAAGATGTAGAGAAAGTAGTGGGGAAGAGAGCCTCGAAGCTCCTGAGAGATGCAAAGTTATCGGGAGATGCTACCATCACTGACTTATTGCGTAAAGCAGGTAGTAGTCCCTCTTTAGGTGCTAAGGTACGCAAGGCTATTGAAAAGTATCGCAAGACACCTATGTCTGATAGAACATGGAATGATTACCTTACTAGCAAGGGGGTAAATCCTGAAGCTGGAGCAAATCGTGTGAAGCTGGCAGAGGAAGCCTTGCAGGATGATAATAAAGCACGTGTTTTACAGGATTGGGTTAAGAAGACAAAAGGTCAGGACATTTCTGTTGATGACTTACGAGTTGGATTGAAACAAATCTTGTATCGTGAGTCTGGCGTAGGGTACACCAAAAACGAAGATGCTCTTATCATCAACGGTACAGTTGTCAGGGAGAACACCCCTGTATACGACGCTATTGTACACCCTGAAATCTATGACCCTGTAAGTGTTCCTATGTCTATACCGCGAAATGAAGAGCGTATTGTCTCGGAACGCTACGTACCTCCTAAGAAAGACAAACAGCCTACAGTGTCTAAGGCAGAACAGGAAGCGTTCACTAGCGATGTCGAGATGGGTTCAAAGACACTGAGAGAAGTCGAAGACGAAAATCAGCGAGGATTCAAGAGCCGTGTCATGAAATATATCGGCCGTAAAATGGAAGACTCTAAGTACCTTGGTGATACCTACGGCCACTTTACCAACTCTGTGTCTAACCACCTGAGAGACTTTGGGCGTAAGATGCTTGGCGACCCTAGACAAAATGCTGAACGTCATGCTCAAGGGATGTCTTTAGACTTCTCTACTCGCAAGAGTGTTATGCAGAGACAGCTCAGAGAGTATATTGGTGGAATGAGACAATGCTACAGAGACTACTTTGCTCAACATGTAGGAGCACCCTCGAAAGTGCGTAGACAGTTTGGCAAGGAGTTCATTCAGGCTTACGACCAGAAAGTAAAGTATGGTAGAAGCATTGAGGGATTCTCGAAGGAGATTCAGGAAGCGGTTAGACAGGCTGAGAATTTCCGTAAGATGGAACAGGAGTTCTTGCGTAGAACAGGAGCTTTGACACGAGATATTCCTGATACTGGTTTTTATCGTAGAGCAGATGTAGACAAAGTAGCTGAGTTCCTCACGAACTTTGATTCTGAACAGGACGCTATTGATTGGCTCGCTAATTATGCCAGTAAGAACGCTGATAGAGACGCTCTGGAACGTATGCGTGTTATCGAAGAGCCTGACATGGAGCTGAGTGAGTATGTAGACAGAGAAGCTCGTAATTGGGCCTATGGTATCATCGACCGCAATTTGTCTAATGCAAAGGTTACTATGCATGACCTGAATCATATGGACAAATTAGAGCAGTACCAGAGACGTTTCCCTATGGACACTTCTGCTATCTCTGACAAAACAATGCCAAACGGTGAATACTTTACCTTTGATGATTGCTTGAGAGACTATGATGTATTCTCAACGATGGAACAGGTAGCAAACCGTAGTTCGGCTAAGGCTACCATGTCTTCCCTTGGTGTCAAGGATATGGGAGCGTTCTTTGATGGCTACAGAGACAAAATAGAACGAGAATTACGTAAGGCAAATGAGACACGCAGACTGATTAAACATAGTGATGTGTCGGATGCCTTGGAAGAGTTCGATTACGTTGTCTCTCAGCTTACTGGGTATCGCTACGGCACTAAGCGTTCTCAAGACCCTATGAATGGTGTCGTCCGCTTGTTGACTAAGATGTCCTATGCAATGAATGGTTACAACATGGGTCTTAATCAGATTGGGGAAAACTTTGGGATGATGGCGGTTACTGGTATGAGAGCCATCGGCAACATGATTCCTGGGTTAGACAAAATTCTCCATGGGATGCGTACCACTACGTTGTCTCATGATGAGCTGAAGAAACTCAGAATTGCCGCTGATTACTCACAGTATAACTTCTTGAATCCTATGGATGTGTCAACACCTAAGTATGACCGAATTGGTCTCCGTGCAAAAGTCATGGGTAAGCTGAATACGGCTGTAGATTATGCTTCTGACGTTACTTCTATGCTAAACCAGCTGAGTGCATGGACAGAAAGAGCTGTTAGCATGGGGGAAGCGGATGTTATGTCTGACCTTATCGACTGGGCTGTATTGGGACGGAAAGGACACCTGTTCAACGAAAACGCCTTTAAGAATGTAGGAGTACGAGACACAGGTAAGTTCAAGGATACCATTAACAAATACTTTGGGAATCTTGACCATAACGACCCTGACGCTGTGTTCAAAGCTATTCAGAAGATGCAGGAGGAAGATTATACCTCCTATGTCTCTATGAGAGCCTTTACAGCACAGGCAGTACAGCGAGGTATCATTCAGCCTAATTTGTCTAATGCTAACTACTTCACGAAGACTGGGATGTTCCCGATGCTCTTACAGTTTAAGAACTTCTCTCGTATGGCTATTAACAGTCACCTTGCAAGAGCCTTGGAACGACCAGACAAAGAAGCAATGACACAGCTGTTAAGTTCCGCTGTTGCTGGGGCTGGAATTTGGGCCTTGCGTACTCAGGTGTATGCAAATTGGAAATATAAAGATGAAGCAGAGCGCAAGAAGTTCCTTGACGACACACTGACTCCTGACAACTTTGCTCGTGCTGGTATTACTCGGTCTTCTCTGTTGGCTGGTTTATCCTTTGGGAATGACCTGTACGAAGCTGTGTCGGGTGCGCCTACGGTACGTACTACGGTAAATCGACAGGGTGGTTCTTCACAGGGACTTGGTAGTTACATAGATCAGCTTCCTGCCGTAGCCTCTCTGAATACTGTGAAAGATGGTGTCGGTAGTGCATGGAGTGCCTTGAATGACCTTGTAGTAGACAATCGGGTATATCAGGATGATAGTAAGACGATTGCAAACATGTTCCCTTTGGATAAATTTATAGGTACGCAGGCAGTTTTGTCTGGCCTCCTTGATATGCATAAGGGACAAATCAGTCAGGATAGCTTCTCGAAACGCCCTGAGACAAAACCTTCTCGCAATCCAATTCAGATGCTTCAGAAAGTCGTAACAGGAACAAACGATGTAGAGGAAGCTAAGGAGAAGCAGAAGGAGACACAGAAGGTGCATAACAAGAAGAAAAAGCAGGAACAACGAAAGTATTTGAATATGAATGGAGGTAAATGGTGAATATTCAAAACTTGAAAGCGAGCGTTTCCTTTGTGGGAGATGGCTCTACAAATAGATTTTACTTTGGGTTCGACTATATCAATAAGCAGTTCGTGAAGGTGCAAGTGGGGGCAGGGAGTTCTCCCCTCACTTACCTTACTGACTATACTGTGGATGACCGTAGCGTTACCCTAACGGATACTCCTGCCGTGGGAGTAGCTATCAGGGTATACCGTGAGACTCCTTCAGACAGGATTGTTGAGTGGGCAGATGGGGCTTTTATTAAGGCGTCTCAGATGACACTGGAAAGTTTACAGCAGTTACATTTGATTGAGGAGGCACAGGATTATCCTATCCTTAGTTCTTTGTCTAGGTATCCCGATGGGATTAATTTTAATGCCTTGAATTCCCGTATTACAGGTGTAAGTGACCCTATAGACCCTCAAGATGTCGTAACAAAGCACTATATGGAGAATGTGCAGGACGGCTTTGTAGCGGCCAATACAAAAATACTTAACGAAGCTAAAGATACCTTGAGTGCTACACAGCAGACACAGAGTAAAGCACAGGCTAATGAGACACTCTCTAAGGCGTGGGCTACCTCTACAGAATCTCCAGACAATGCAGATGATACACAGAGTAGCACAGGGAAGACACAGAGTTCTCGGAGTTGGTCTTTATATAGCAAGGAGAAAGCGCAGGAAGCGGCTACATCAGAAGAACATGCGAAGACTTCTGAAACAAACGCTAAAACTTCTGAAACAAAATCTCTTGCATCTGAACAGAACGCAAAGGTTTCTGAAACCAATGCAAAGACTTCTGAAACAAACGCTAAAGCTTCTGAAACAAAAGCTCTTACGTCTGAACAGAACGCTAAGACTTCTGAAACAAAAGCACTTACGTCTGAACAGAACGCTAAGACTTCTGAAACAAATGCCTTATCCTCGGAAAATAGTGCTAGAAGTCATGAACAGTCAGCTTATAGTTATTCCACTACGGCGCAGTCTTGGGCTGAATCAGAAGGGAGTCCAGACGGGGAAGATGATAGTTTAAGTACAACAGGGAAAACTAAGTCTGCTAAAGGTTGGGCTGAGCAAGCTAAAGCATATGCAGGCTCTTTGAATTTGTCTTTTATTATTAATACCGTCTTGCCAGTTGGGTCAATTATTGAATTTATCAATGACACAGATCCTAATGAACTATATCAGGGTACAACATGGGTCAAGATGGATGCGGGCCGTGTACTTATATCGGCTGGCACGTATACTGAAAAGGGAACGACGTATACTTATAGCCTTGACGATAAGGGAGGGGAAGCAAAACATCAATCTACCGTTGCTGAAATGCCTTCTCATAGTCACAGCACTACAAGCGCTGGCAATCATACACACTTTATTGCAAACAGTCAGACAACTAATGGTGCAGGTTTAACCAGTGGAAATCACTTGATTAAAAAGTGTACATGGAACAGCTACGAAAACTATGAGCTTATTGGTTCTGAAACATCGCCTAATATCGGCCTTACAAGCAGTAATGGTGGTCATACACACACCGTCAACGCAACAGGTGGAAATAAGCCACACGAAAACCGTATGCCGTATCAAGTCATTAATAGATGGAAGCGTATTGCTTAATAGAAGGAGTGATAAAAGAAATTACAGATGATACATTATGAAACTATGAGGTATCTTATCTATGCTCCCTTACAGCTCCTTTGTATGTGTGTCTGCTATCTAACTAATTGGATTGTAGTACTTTTTGCCGATGAAGAAGGAGAATTACATGGAATCCTGCGATTATGGCAAACATGGGATGACACTTTAGATAACCCTTCCTTTATAAGAGACACACTACCTACATGGTTGAATTATGACTGGCATAGACACTATGAGCAGTATTGGATAACAGACACATACAACAGGAGAGTATACAAAGAGAAACTCATAAACCCATTCAGCACCATAGACAAATTCAAGCGTTATGTGTGCCGTGTTCTCTGGCTGTATCGTAATTGTGGGTATGGTTTTGCTTATTATATCTTTGGCAGAACCATACACACACCTATAAAAATAGAGCAGATAAATAAAGATTGCTATTACGCTCAGGATTCCAAAGGAATATGGGTATATAAATGTGATAGTCAGATAAAGGGAAGGTGGTTCTGGAAGATTTATCTTGGGTGGAAGATAGACAAACAGAATCCAGAAATGCATAGAGCGATGATAGCAACACGGGTTTTTATTAAAAGGAAGATGGAAAAATGAAACGAGGTACACTACACAAAATGATTATCACATTATGGAATTTATGGACAGCCACAGAAGTAAAGATTGGATGTCTTTTTTCTATTGCGTGGTTGTGCTTCAATCAGCTTGTGGGTGGCGTGGATGAGCAGATTAATGCCTTGGTAGCCCTTGTTGCTTGTGATATTATCACGGGCCTTTGGGCGTCCTTTAAACTCCACGCTTTCGCAAGTTCGATTGCTACACACGGCCTGTACAAAAAGGCCGCTATGTTCCTTATCATTGGGCTGGGTGTCTTATTAGATACTGCCATGCATACTCATATGGTACGGACGCTTTTTATTGGGGCTTTCGCAATTGTGGAAGCTTTAAGTATTGTGGAAAATATTGATCGTGCTGGTTATGGTCAGTATATTCCTAGTTTTATTCGAGGTGCATTAGCACAGATTGCGCATGAGAAGAAGGTGGACAAGTTAGATGATTAACCTTTCTGTTATACTTAACATCTGCTTTCTTTGTTTTGTTGTAGCTACAGTCCTTCATACACGAGTAGATGACAAAGACACCTGTACAGTTATTCTTTGTTTTATTTGGTTAGAATGTATTATCCTTAGTTTATTTTATACCATTATTAAACATGGAGGTGTTATTTAGATGATTAGTAAAGTAAT